CCCATGCGCGACCTCGACACCCTCACCCGGCTGGCACTCGCCAGCCTGGAATTGTTCGACGGTATCGAGACCATGAAGGGCAAACTGCGCGAGACCGCTGAGAAAATGCGACACCTGTGGGTCAACTGAACCACCCAGGCCGCCCCGCGTGGGCGGCCGCTGCCATGGTGGAACGAGTTCCACACGACGCGGAAACCGTTATTGCCCATCCTGCCCGGCATGGGCAAGATCAGCCGCGACATTCAGGACATCACCGCGTTCAACAACTCCATCGCGGTCGAGCGCATGTTGGCGCGCTTCGGCTGGTTGGGCGACCCGGACGAGATCCTCCAGCGCGCCGGCATCTCGCGTGTCAAGCTGCGCCGCGTGGCGGATGACGACGAGGTGGCCGCCGCCATCGACACCCGCCGGGACGCCTGCATCAACACCCCCTGGCGCATCGAACACCCGTCCGCCCGCGTGCGCCGGTTCTTCACCGAGGCGCTGGAACCGCACATGCCGGAACTGGCGCAGCAGATTTGGAGCAGCATCCTCTACGGCTACAGCGTGCTCGAACTGGTGTACCGCGCGCCCGACGACCCCGCCAACCCGCATCCCGGACGCATGGGGCTAGCGGGCGTCATCGAATGCCCCTTCGAATGGTTCCGCATCACGCCGGATGGCCGCCTCTGGTGGTTGTTCGGTGCCCAGGAAGAGGCCGACCAGCGCAAGTTTCTGGCCGTGGTCAACGACCCATCGCTACGCAAGCCGCACGGCGAAGCCCTGCTGGCCAAGGCCTACTGGGCCTGGTACTTCCGTGTCGAAGGCTGGAAACTCTGGGCGCAGTTCCTCGAGCGCGCCGCCAAGCCGCTGCTCTACGGCAAGACCCAGTCCGACCGGGAGCTGGTGCTCGAGATGCTCAAGCGCTTCTCCAACGGCCCCGTGGCCGTGGTGGACATCGAAGACGAATTGCACAACCTCGACACGCCCGGCAACAGCGCCAACAAGTTCACCGAATTCGAAACCGCCTGTACCCGTCGCATTCAGCGGCTGATCCTCGGCCAGACGCTCACCTCCGGCACTGATGGTGGCAGTGGCAACCGCGCACTCGGGCAGGTCCACAACGAAGTGCGACAGGAAAAGCGCCGCGCCGACGTCCGCCACGTCCAGCGTGCCATCCAGCGCATCATCGACCGACTGGCGGCCTTCAACGGCCTGGAGCCGGGTCGCTTCGTCATGGAAGATGGCGCGGGCCTCGAACGCGAGCGCGCCGAGCGCGACAAGATCCTGACCGACACCGGGCAGATTCGCTTCACTCGCCGCTACTGGGAGGAAAAATACGGCTTCGAGCCCGACGATTTCCTGATGGCGGACGAACTGCCGGCCCAGAATGACCCAACCCCACCGACCACGCCCCGGCTCGCCGCGCGCTTCGCGCCGGACGGGGGCGGCGATCCGCGCCCGCGCTTCACCCCGGAGCAGCAGGCTATCGAAGACGAGATCGAGCGCACCCTCGACCGTCTGGCTTCTCCCATCGATGCCGACGCCATCCGTTCGGCCATTCGTGGCGCGCGCAACGAAGACGAACTACGCGCTCGCCTAGCCGTGGTGCTGGACAACGCCGATGCACGAGAATTCCGCGAACACCTCTCACGCGCCCTGTACGCCGCCGACATCATGGGGGTGTCACATGCCTGGAGAAACTGACATGCCTGAAAAGGATCCAACGACCTACAGCCTGCTCACCTATGCCTGGGTGACTGTCCTGTCGTCCTGGGGCGGGCTGGTCAACTGGCTGCGCAGGCGACGCGAGGAGGGGGCCAGAAAGTTCAGCTTCATCGAACTGATCGGCGAACTGGTCACCAGCGCCTTTGCCGGCATCATCACCTTTTGGCTTTGCGAGGCGGCCGACATCGCGCCATTGATCTCCGCCGCGCTGGTGGGTATCAGCGGCCACATGGGCAGCCGCGCCATCTACCAGATGGAGCACTGGGCCGAGGCCCGGTTCGCCGGCCGCCACACCGAATGACCCCGCCGCTGACCATCCCCTTCGACGCGCCCATCGATGTGCAGGCAGCCCTGGCGCGTGCCGCCAATGTCATGCTGCCCGAGGATTATTACCGCCTGCCGGTGGAGAAGCGCGCCCAGGCCGTGACGGTATCCCGACTGGCCGCGCTCGACCAGATCCAGCAGGTGGCCGACGCCCTGGCGCGCAAGCAGGCGGAAGGCTGGACCTGGCGCGAGTTCCAGGACTGGGCCGACGGCCAACCCTGGACCCTGCCGCGCCACCAGCTGGAGACCATCTACCGCAACAGCGTCCAGACGGCCTACATGGCCGGCCACTGGCGCGCCTTCGAAGCCACCAAGGACGACTTCCCCTATCTGATGTACGACGCCATCAACGACAGCCGTACCCGGCCCAGCCACCGGGCGCTCGATGGCGTCATCAAGCCGGTGGACGATCCGTTCTGGAAGACCCATTTCCCGCCCATCGGGCACCGTTGCAGGTGTAGCGTGCGCTCCCTGATGGAACACGAAGCCCGCGCCCGCGGTGGCGTGACCCAGCACGTACCCGCCGAAGGTCGGCCAGACCCGGGCTGGGGCGGCGACCCGCGCCGCTGGAACGACGCCCTGGCCGAGGTGGCCCGCGCCCGGCGCGAGAACTGTCCCGGAGAGAGCCAACTGGCGCGGGGCCGCAAGCCGCGCGGTGGGCCGCACTGCATCGACGCCACCGTCGCCAACCATCTTGCCCTTACCGAGCTATGGGCGCGACACAACGGCCAACTGCCACCACCGCAGGAGCGCTCCCTGCCCGAACTGTCGCCGGCGGAACCCGAAGCCCTGTATGCCCGGTTTCTCGATGCCCTGGGCGAACAGGCCGCCTTCTGGCTGGAACTGCCCGACGGCAGCCGGGTGTTCGTCGACGACCGCCTGTTTCGCCGCCTCGACGGCACCTGGAAGATCGGCAAGCGGGGCCGCGACCGCTGGCTGCTCTACCTGTCTGAACTGCTGCGCTCACCCCAGGAGATCTGGCGCTTGCAACGCGCCATGAGCGAAGAGCTCTACCTGCTCGGGCGCTTCCAGCGGGGGAAGCGGCGCATCGACGCCATCGCCGTGTTCAAGCGGGAGGTGGGCGAAGAAGACTGGGGGGAGGGGAAGACGGCTTACACCTTCGACAGTGAAACCGGGTTGGCAAAAAAACGCGTCGAATTGCTTTCCGACGGAGGAATGATTCGGTGGATCAAGATGTGACAGGGGCATGGGGCTGCGATCCTGTCCAGGCTTCAGGTTCCAAGGCAATCTCCCCCGCTCGTCCTGAAACCCTTTTACATCTTGTCCGTGAAGGATTATAGCACCATGACCGACATCCACATCGAAGTCGACGACAAGCGGGTCCTCATCGCCCTGGACAAGCTGGCGCGGCAGGCCTCCGATCTGCCCATGATGTCCATCGCCACCGCCGTGCGCAATGACATCTGGGACCGCTTCAAGACCGCCACCGCGCCCGACGGCAGCCCCTGGGCGCCGCTGTCTGAGACGACCGAACTGAAGCGGCTGCGGAAGACGGCAGGTGGCAAAAGTTTGAGAACGAAGCGCGGGCACACCCGGGCCAACGTGATGCGTGCAATCACCTCGGGCGCTTCGAGCAAGCCCCTGCTCGACACCGGCACCCTGCGCAACAGCATACAGGTGCTGGAAATTGGCCGTGACAGCGCCACCGTCGGCACTCGCGAAAAATACGCTGCCACGCACCAGCACGGCGCCAAAAAGGGGCAGTATGGCAAAACCCGCCGGGGCGGCCCCATTCCCTGGGGAGACGTGCCAGCGCGTCCCTTCATTGGCGTCTCGGATGACGCCATGGAAAACATCCGCCGCCTGATCATTCGTCACCTGGGCGGCTGATCATCCTTGTCCGGCACTCGTTCCGGGCGACAGTCGCAAGCCGCGCCGCCATGCTGCGCGCATGAAGCTTGCACTCACACGACTCGCACGCGGACTGGGGGCATGGATTCGCCGCCCGGTTCACCGGTTCAAAACGCAGGCCACCCAGGCCTACATCACCTGCCGCGCGACCCTGGAATCCGGGCAGGGCGGACGCACCCGCTTCTCCGGCGTCGCCTACTCCGGTGGCGTGGTGCCCTCCTACGGCTGGTTGGGCGACATCGCCATCGACTTGTCCGGCCTGCGCAACGATGGCGCCCAGGTGCCCGTGCTGGCCGATCATGGCGACAGCATCGACGCCATTGCCGGCATCGGCCGGGTCTACCGCACCACCGGCGCGGATGGCATCACCCAGCTGGCCATCGAAGGCGAGCTGTATGACACCGAGGCAGGCAACAAGATCGCCAGCCTGCTGCAGGAGGGTTTCCCCCTGCAGATGAGCGTCGGCATCGTCTCCGACATCAAGGAAGTCGCCGCACCGATCACCGTGAACGGCCAGGAGGTCACGGTGCAGGCCGTGTTCGAGCGCCCCCTGGTGCGCGAAGTCTCGTTTGTTCCGGTCGGCGCCGACCCCGACACCAGCGCCGCCATCTTCTCTCACCGGCCCGCAGGGCCTCAACTCAAGGAGTCAGCCATGCCGCCTGAACCGAAAGACCAGGCCGAAGCGCTCGAAGCCCTGCGCGCCGAGCTGAAGGCCGCCCATGAAACCATCGACACCCTGAAGGCAGAGCTCGACGAGGCGCGCAAGCAGCGTCGTCAGTCCGAACTGGCCGCCCTGTTCCGCGAGATCGGCCGCGAGCTGCCGGAAGACACCTCGCCCTATCTCTCCATGGACGATACCGCCTTCCAGGCGTTTGCCGCCGACCTCAAGGCCATGGCCGAGCAGCGACCGGCGCAAGACCCCAGCCTGTTCCGCGCCCAGTCGCCCTCCATGGCGCAAGACCCCGGCGCAAACCCCAATCCGGACGCCGGCAAGGCGCTGCTCGATGCGGTGGCGACCCTGTCCGGTCAACAGAACCGCATCTGAAGGAGGTAACCCATGGCCATCATGAACCCCACGATCGGGCAGGTCGTGAAATACGAAGAAGAGCTGCGCTTCAGCCGCGATGATGTCACCGTCGCCGCCGGCCAGAACCTCCAGCTGGGCACCGTCGTCGGCCGTGTGACCGCCAGTGGCGAGATCGGCGCCTGGGACCCGGATGCCGCCAACGGGCTGGAGAACGTTGCCGGCGTCATCCTCGACAACGTGGACGCCACCGCAGGTAGCGTGACCAGCGTCATGCTGGCACGCCACGCCATTGTCGCGCGCGACACCCTGATCTTCGCCGGCACGCCCACGCAGGCACAGATCGACAGCGCCCTCTCCGCGCTCAAATCCCTGGGCATTCTGGCCCGCGCCACCGTCTGAGGAGAATGAACATGCTGGCACTCAATGACTTTACCTACACCGAGCTGACGCGGGCCATCAACCAGTTCCCCGTGCAGTGGGGCCGCGTCGGGCAGATGGGCCTGTTCCGCGACGAGGGACTGCGCACCCGCTCCGTGACCATCGAGGAGCAGTCTGGATCGCTCAACGTGCTGCCCATGCACGACTGGGGCGGCGAGGGGACCACCGCAAGCAAGATCAACCGGCGCACCCTGGCCTTCCCCATCAAGCAGACCGTGCACGATGACGTGATCGATCCGGGCGACATCCAGGACGTGCGGGGCGTCGGCACCGAGGAACTCAACACCGTGGCCGCCGAACTGGCGCGGCGCCTGCAGCGCATGCGCGCCAAGCACGACATCACCCTGGAATGGAAGCGCATGGGCGCGCTCAAGGGCCTGATCGCCAACCCGGACGGCTCCCAGGCAATCAATCTGTTCAACGAGTTCGGCATCCCGCAGGTATCGGTCGATTTCCTGCTGGGCACCGCCACCACCGATGTGCTGGCCAAGTGTGCCGCCGTGCTCAATCAGATTGAGGACAACCTCAAGGGCGACACCATGACCAGCGTGCACGCCCTGGTCAGCCCCGAGTTCTACCAGAAGCTGATCAAGCACCCCAACGTCGTGGACGCCTACAAGTACCACGCCGAGGCGGCGCGTCGCCTGGGCACCGACATGCGCCAGGGCTTCGACTTTGGCGGCATCGTGTTCGAGGAATACCGTGCATCGATCGGCGGCACCCGCCTGATCGCCGCCAACGAGGGGCACGCCTTCCCCATGGGCACCAACGACACCTTCGCCACCTACTATGCCCCGGCCGACTTCCTCGAAACGGTCAATCAGCGGGCGAAAGCGTTCTACGCCAAACAGTGGGAGCGCGAAGGTAACCGTGGCCTGGTGCTGCACACCCAGTGCAACAGCCTGCCGCTGTGCCATCAGCCTGCCGTGCTGGTCAAGCTGACCACCAGCAACTGATAGGAGGTCGGCATGCTAATCGAGATCATCGAAACCGTCCCGCTCGGCACCCAGCACCTGGCGGCCGGCGTCCAGCTGGACTTGGATGCCGAACGGGCGCGGGAGCTGATCGACAGCGGACACGCGCGCCCCGTGGATGTGGCAGTGTCCGGCGCGGCACCTGCGGCGGATCACTCCGAATCGGACAACGGCAACGCCGAAACGGACGCCCGCCACGCCCTGATCGTGGACGCCATCCGCGACCTGCTCGAGGCTGACCCCGAGCGCGCCGACGACGCCTACTGGACCAAATCCGGCAAGCCGGACGTCAAGGCATTGGAGACGCTGCTGGGTTTTGACATCAGCGCGGCCGAGCGGGATGCCGCATGGGACGAGGTGAACGGCTGATCTCATGGCCTATATCACGCTGCAACAGCTGATCGATGAGTTTGGTGAAGATCACCTGATCCAGCTCACCGATCGCACCGGCCTGGACGTCATCGATGTCGGCGTACTCAATGCCTACATCGCTGAAATCGACAACGACATCGACGGCTACCTGCATCGCCGATACGACACGCCGATCGATCCCGTGCCGGCCGCACTGCGCATGCGCATCATGGACATTGTGCGCTATCGCCTGTTCCACCATCAGGCCACCGAGGAGGTGGAGGCACGGTACAAGATGGCGATCCGCTGGCTAGAAGACATCCGAGACAACCGCATGGACCTGCCCGGCGTACCACTGAAAACGTCCGGCGGAGGCATCGCCGGGTACGCGCCGGATCGTGTGTTCACCGCAGATACGTTGAAAGGGTTCTGAATGCCACGCCTGCGCCGCACTGCCCTGCTGATCCTGTTCTGGCTGCTGGGCCAGGTCGCGCATGCTGTGGCCAGCATCTGGATGCTGCTCGCCGCTTTGGCGAATCCGTGGGGCGATCGGGCATGGCACATCGCCATCGCTTGGGATCAGCTGTTCAACGCGACAACCGGCGGCAGCGAGGACGAAACGCTATCCAGCCGCGCCGGCCGGGCGCGTCGCCGCGGTGCCCGCTGGGGCTGCGTGCTGTGTCGCTTCCTCGACTGGCTGGATCCTGG